CAATATATGGCAAAGATCATTATTCTAAATCAGGCAACAATTTATCACAACTATTCCCAGATAGACGCCCTATCAAGAACTACATGGGGATTATACAAGCACCCAGACGTTAAATGCATACACTATTATGGAGCGTTTAATTTGGACAACACTCCAGTGAGCGGATTTCCAAGCATTCCTGCAAGGGGCGAAGTTCTAATGTTCGACGACGATAGAATGTTAGTCGGAGCAAACGATGGCAATGGACCTTATTTCGATCCAAGAGGGGAGAAAATGATGCTAGCTTACGAATACTGCTTAAAGCACTTTGAATTCGACTTCATACTAAGAATATGCAATACGTCTTACATAGACATCGAAGCAATGGTAAAATACTTTAACTCTATTAGAAAGGAACGAATCTACGATGGTACAAGAAACATGTACAACACAGAGATATTCTTCGTTACTGGGTTCAACAGCTACTTATCAAGGGACACAGTAGAAAAGGTAATAGAACACAAGCAGGATTATCTTGACATAAAATTACCCGAGGATTTGGCCCTAGGAAAACTACTAATGCACGATCTAAAGTACACGACCTTCGAAGATCAACCTCACGTAGACACTCACGTATTGGCCACAGAGCCAGGATTCAAACCTGACTCTTTTGTGGGTTCGGAAAGATTCAACTACAGATTCAGATCCCATACTGTGGACGAATACGTGGCATTTCACAACTATATGATAAGAAGATACCAAAAAGATTAAAATCCTAATTTATTCAATTTTTCGTATATTTATATACATAAACAACAATATAATTTATGATCACTATTATCATTATTGCTCTTGTAGCTTTGGCAGGATACGTTATCTACAATAAGACCAAATCTAAAATCTCCCAATTCGAAAACGAATTCAAGTCAAAAATCGATCAAGTTTCTAACATTGTAGAAGAAGCAACAAAAGACGTTGAAGAAGTTATTACAAAAGCTGAGACTATCGCAAGCTCTGACGCAAAGAAAGTTTTAGCAGAAGCTAAAAAAACGACTAAGAAAGTAAAAGAAGAAGTTGCAGACATAAAAACTAAAGCAACTAAGATAACAGCGAAATCTAACCAAAAAACAAAAAAGAAATAGTATATGGCAAAAATCACGTTAAAGCTTTATGAGTTCTATAGCTTGGAAGCGGAATTAAACGGAGTTATAGATCAACAAACTGGACAGAAAGTTTCCAACGGTTTGTTATTAGAAAGATTAAAAGTAACTACAAAGTACTGGTTACAAGAATTGGCTAAGAAAGCTGTAGCTGAAAAAGAAGCGTGCGAAGCTATTAGACAAGACCTAATCAAAAAGTACGGAGAAGAGGACGAACAAGGAAACATCGCTATTCAACAGTTTATCAATGTTGTTAAAGACGCAGACGGTAAACCAGTAAGCGGAGACATTAACCCTAAGTTCATCGAGTTCCAAACAGAATGGAACAACTTCTTAAACGAAGACAAAGACTTGGACTTCAGAGACTTTAAATTGTCAGAATTCGAAGAAACAAAATCGGACAGCGCTTTAACCACTTTCTTCAAGTTGGTAACAGCAGAAGATTAATACACCCAGATTAATGGCTCGCAACTAGCGGGCCGTTTTTCTTACATATTTATAATACACAGTTATGCCAGAAGCAAATAAAATTACAGAGGACGAATTAGCAAGATTGAACCTCTTAAAACAGGACGCCTTAGAGGTAGCATCGGCGTTAGGAGAATTAAATTACCAAAAGACCATCTTAGAACTTCAGATAGACGATTTAACCAAGAAAATTAAAGACATTAGATCAAGAGAGTTCGATTTCTTCCAACAGTTAAAAGATACTTACGGAACAGTTTCCATAAATATTAATACCGGAGAATTTCAATAAAGTGTTTTGATAAATAGGTCTATATTTATTAGTAGCTAAAAAATAACATTAAATGGCCGAAACACTCATTAGTCCAGGCGTTTTCTTAAACGAGAACGATCAAACACAGATAACAGCGGGACCAATAACTGCAGGTGCAGCTATCGTAGGTCCAACAGTATTAGGACCGGTAAACAACCCAACTCTAGTAACTTCTTATTCACAATACAAGCAAATATTCGGTTCTACCTTCGTTTCTGGAGGTGTTACTTTAGAATATTTAACAAGCGTTGCTGCGTTGAACTATTTCAACCAAGGCGGTGCGTCTTTATTAGTAACAAGAGTAGCTTCAGGTTCTTACACGGTAGCAACAGCGAGCGTAGCTTCTACAGGTGGAGCTCAAGCTTTCCAATTGAATACCCTTTCAGTTGGTACAATCATGAACAACGCTACTGCATCAGGTAACCAAGGTTCTTTAATTTCAGGATCTGCTGCTAACGTTAGATGGGAGATCGTTGGATACAACACTGGATCTGGTACATTTACATTGAACATTAGACGTGGTGATGACTACGAGAACAATAAGAACGTATTAGAAAGCTGGTCAAATCTATCTTTAGATCCAAACCAAACTAACTTTATCTCTTACGTAATCGGTGATCAATATCAAACATTGACTCAGGACGCAAGTACAGGAGCTTATTACTTACAAAACACTGGTAGCTACGCTAACAAGTCTAAGTACGTATACGTTGCTTCTGTTAACACAACTCCTAACTACTTCGATCAAACTGGTAAACCTCAAAACCAATATACAGCTTCTTTACCTCAATCTGGTTCAGGATCTTATAACGGTGGATTCGGCGGTGCAATTGGTCAGTATTGGGGATCTTACGGTCAAGCTGCGTTAAACATGTTTGAAAATATTCCTACAGTAACATCAATTTATTCTAGCCCAACAAGCAATATTCAAGGAGTTTACGGTCCTGACTACGATACAGCTATTAGCTTATTAGCTAACCAAGATCAATACGACTTCAATATCATATACGCACCAGGTTTAAACAACCAAAATGCTCCAACAGAAATCAACAACTTATTGACTTTATCAAGCACAAGAGGTGATAGTATTTCAGTGGTAGACTTGGTTGGATACAATCAACAATTGGCTACCGTAACTAGCGCGGCTACAAGCTTCGATAACTCTTACGGCGCTACTTATTGGCCTTGGATTCAAATCAAATCTGCAGAGACAGGAAGAATGAACTTTATACCAGCTTCAGTTTTAGTACCAGCTGTATACGAGTACAACGATAAGATTGCTGCAGAATGGTGGGCACCAGCAGGTTTAAATAGAGGTGGTTTGGCTACGGCTTTACAACCTGAAAGAAGATTATCTCTTACAGATAGAAACAACTTGTACGCTGCGAAAGTTAACCCAATTGCTACCTTTACAGGAGTTGGTACAGTTATCTACGGTCAAAAGACATTGCAAGCGAAAGCAACTGCATTGGACAGAGTAAACGTAAGAAGATTATTGATCTCATTGAAAAGATATATCAGACAAGTTGGTCAAACTTTGGTATTCGAACCTAATACTCAAGTTACTTGGAACAAATTTGTTAACCAAGTTAACCCGTACTTAGAATCAGTACAACAAAAGCAAGGATTGTACGCTTTCCAAGTAATTATGGACAGCACTAACAATACTCCTGACCAAATCGATAGAAACATTTTAGTGGGTAGCATTTACTTACAACCTACAAGAGTGGCTGAATTTATCCAATTAGACTTTAACATTTTACCAACTGGCGCAACATTTGCCCAATAATAAACTATAACAAACAACTATAATGAAAAATAGCACATTAGTTAGAATCAAAGTTCCTAAAGCTTTATACGAGTCAGCTCTTAGAAAGGCTTTATTAGAAGCAGGAGACAAAGAACACAAAGGCGGTCACAAAGGCAATAAATTTGCTAAAGAGGACGATTACAGCAAAAAAGCTAAAGTTGCAAAACCAACTCCTAAACACACAGATAAAGAGCCTAAAAAAGGCGGTGGCGCTCACAAAGGAAAAGCTTTCGTTAAAGACGACGCGTATACTAACAAAGTAAGCGCTAAGAAATCTTTGGGTGAAACTAAGAAGAAGATGAAAGAAGCTACTCAAATTGAAAAATTCCGTACTTTGACTCCAAATAGAGAAATCGTTAAGGACGCAAGTAGAATGCAAGAGAAGAAAGAAAAATTAAAAGAAGTAGACGAAAATACATTGGGTGCAATCCTTGGATTATTACCAGTAGTTGGTCTTTCTGCGGCTTATATTAAAGACGTTATTAAGAAAATGAAAGCTCAAGGTTTAAAAGGCGTTAAAGGATTTAAACAAGCTGCCGGTGAAGTAGGCACATCTGCTAAACAGCACATGGATAAGACAATTGGCGGTAATGCTCCAGGTCAAGGACACGGCGTTCAAACAGGTAAATTCGAAGAGCGCAAGCACAAAATCAAAGAAACAAAAAAGCACGACGATACAGCTGAAGATACAAAGTTAATCAAGAAGTTAATAG